GACGTTCTGCTCGTTGATGGACCGAAGGCTCTTACGCATCGAGTTGGTGAGTGCGACGTTCGCCTCGGTAACGCCTGAAATCGCTTCGGCTTCCTCCTCGGCGGAGGCGATAGCGGCAGCCATCTCGGCTTCACGGGCCGCCATTTCTTCCGCAAGATCCTTTTCCATCTGAATCTGCTCGGAAAGAAGACGAACCCGCTCCCGCTCCTCCTCGTTCATCCGGGCACGGGCGGCACGCGCCTCCGGGTCGGAACCAGTCAGCGGGTCAAGACTTCCGATAGCCATCTCGGAACGCAGGTTCATCAAGGCAAGTTCAGCGTCGTTCGCCGCCCGCGTCGTGTTCACCAGTTTCCGGTCGAACAGTTCAAGGTCGTTGACGGCCTTGCGGGCCTCCATCCGCTGCTCGAACACCGCGTCTGACATCTGATCAACACCGGCAGCGGCCAGCTTGTTGTTCGCCCAAACAAATGCGGCGACTCCGGCAAGGACGCTCAGACCGCCGGTAAGCAGCGCAACCTTCAAGGCCCCAGCAGCAGCGACCGCACTCAGCCCCGCAACTGCGAAGGACAGCAGGCCGACAAGGGTGATAAGCGGCCCAATCGCTGCGACCGCAATACCAATCTGGATGAGGAACTTCTGCTGTTCCGGCGTCAGGTCACGGAACCTGTTGACAAGATCGGTGAACTTTTCAATCATCCGGGTCACAAAGGGGATAAGCGTGTTGCCAAGTTCGATTCCGGCAGCCTGAAGGCCGACAAGGGCTCGGCGGAACTTGAACGCGGGCTGATCGGCAGCGACCTCAAACGCCTCGCCGGTCATTCCAACCGATTCGGCGGTAACACCGAACGTCGCAGACAGCGTTTCTGCGTCGGCGTTGAGAATCTCGAACGCAGCAGCCGCAGCCTCCTCGGACGACAGCAGACGACCGAGTTCCTCCCGGTTTCCGCCGAGAGCGCGGTCAAGGTCTTGCAGAGCAGCGACAAGGCCGTCACGAGCGACCGTGTCACGGATGTCCTGCATCGACAGGCCGACCTCATCCAACACCTGCCGGGTCTGCTGGGTCGGGATGACAAACTTTCCGAACAGTGCGCGCAGCAGGTTGATGGATCGGGTGGCGTTTCCGTTCGTTCGCGTCAGCAGGGCGATAGCGCCACCAAGGTCTTCGATGGACACGCCAGCCTGAGAGGCGAACGGAAGAACCCGTCCGAGCGACCCTGCAAACTCGGAAGTCTCAAAGTTTCCGGCCCGTGCGGTAGCAACCAGCACGTCCGTAGCTCGGGTTGCGTCAAGGGTGGCAGCCCCGTAACCGTTCATCGCACCGGCAACCGCACGGGCAATGTCTCGCGTCTCCCCAAGACCGGCAGCACCCGCCTCAGCAGCAAGAGTGAGCGCTTCCATCGCGTTCGCGCCGCGAAGACCCGCCGACGTGACAACGAACAACGCTTGCGCAAGTTCCTGCGGTGACTTGGCAGTCCGACCAGACAGGTCAAGGACCGCCGACTCCATCCCCCGAACCTCAGAAGCGCCGATACCGACAAGGCCGACGATGCGGCTCATCGACTCCTGAAAGTCTGCCGCCATGTTCACCGACGCAGCACCAGCACCGACAATCGGAAGGGTGAGCGACTGCGTGAGGGCGCTCCCGATTGCCATCGCGCCTCGACCGAAGTTCGCGGCGGCCCGGCTTGCCTTCATAAGACCTTTATCAAGGCCTTCGAGTTCGTCTTCGAGGCCGTCAATCTCCCTGCGGGCACGGCGAATGTCCTTGGCGTCAAAATCTGCGCCAACGTTGATCCGAATCCCGCTAGCCATCAGCCACCTGCCGCGTCAAGACGCCGGTTGAACTCGGCCTCAAACTTTTTGACCGTGTTCACGACCTCGCGCTCGATTTTAGCGCCCCCCGTCATGTCGAAAGCCTTGTAAAGAACCCGGCCAGTACCCGGATACTTGTTCCTCATGTTGCTAACCATGTGAACACGAGACTTACCGCGCCCCATAAGCTCGAACACGGCGGCAGCAGGCTGATTCGACTGCAACTGATACAGGGTGCGGGTCACGCCGCCACGCGAACGGCGTCCCGGCTGGCGGATAACAATGTTCTTCCGCGCCTCGGGAGTATTCCACTCCAGCCGCTCGTATTCCCACCGTTTCCCATACGGCGAATACGGCACCCCGGTGTATGGCGCATACGGCATACGCGCCCAGCCGGACAGCGGAGCCTGCATCGGAACATTCCGCTTAGCCCGCGTGACAATCGGCTCCAACTGGCGCCGAACAGTCCGGTTCATCTGCTTCAGAAGTTCAGGTTCCAGCTCGCGCATGAGCCGCTTCGTGCCCCTGAACCCACGAACCGTGAGGGACCAGTCAAGCATGACGCTTCGCCGCCTTCTTGGCCTCCTTCGAGCGATCATTGAGAACTTTGATCATCGCTCGAAAGATTTCCGGCGGGGTGTCAAGCAGGTCGTTGGGAGCGATGCCCGTCGCAATCGAAAGTTGCGCTACGAGCATCGTCATCCCATTTCTTATAAAGGGCTTTCGCCGTCCACGACCTCAACCGACTCCACGCCTTCCAGCCATGTGTCGAACGGCTTTACGGCAACACCAGAGGCCTGCTGGGCCTTCCAGCCCAGCCAATACATGTGCTCGACGCGCTGGTCAGCCGAGAACGCCTTCGGCATCCCGACCTTCCATTCGCGCTCGAAAGCAACCTGCACCTTCGGGCCAACCTGATAGTCGTTCGTATCACCGTTGTGGGTGACGCGCAGGGTGAGGGAAATCATGCACCAGTCCCCCGTGCCACCTGACCGACGACCGGCCACGTCACGTCAGCGGTCGAAAGCTCGCCGACAGCGCCGTTCAGAGCGGTCCACTCCGTCACGAGCACGGTGCCCGAGTAGCGGGGAGCGGTGCCAGAAGCGGCAGTCGCGGTGCCGAATGGGGCCAGCTCGAACGCAGCGGTGCCACCAACAAGCGGGGCAATCGTGGCGTCAACCTCGCCAGTGTCGAAGTCCTGATGGAACGACAGGGACAGGGTGGAGTCCTCCAGCCCGGCAACACGGGTACGACCCCCGTCACCAAAAGCCGTCGTCTCGACCGCGTCAAAGTTCTGAGAAATCTCAACGCTGGCGATGTGGTCCGACAGGTCAACGCCGCCGAGCACAACCCCAACGTCGGTAAGGACGATGCGTGCCATTATTCCTGCTCCTCCGGCTCCTCAGCCGAGTTGTCTTCGATCACCGGGTCCACCGGCTTCTTCTTGCTCCGTGGACTAACCGGCACCTGTTCGGACGGCGTCCGCTTCTTCTCTGGTGCAAGATGGCCTCCTGCAACCAGCGCCTCAATGTTACACCCTGCGAGGTCGTCCGCACCAAGAACAGTGCCAGCAGGCCACGCAAGCCGACTGCTCGTAACTCGCCACATCATGCCACTACCTCCACGGTGAACTGAGCCGCAAGATACAGGGTATCCCCAACGCTCATAGACGAATAGTTACCCATCTCGGTAACACGACAAGTGTTCGCCACCCCACCCAAAGTCCGGTCAGACTCGATAGCAGCCTTGATGCTGTTCGGACCAACAATGAACCCGTCAAGGTTGTTCTGCGCCGCCCGGTCGTCTGCGCGGCCGACCAAAAGCATGATTGCAAAGAAGTAGGTGTCTGCGCCTCGGCGCGCGTTCAGGTCGTAAACGATGCGCTCGGGCATCACGATTGCGATAGGAGGACGGGGATTGTCTGGCACAGTTGCGGAAGTGCGAAGCCCCGAAATGTTGCCCATAGCGTTCGCAAGGCCCGTGCGAAGGTTGACGAGAGAGCTCATGCGACGCGAATACGCCGGTAGGGCGCAAGAAGCATCTCAACATCGGGATCGACGAAGCGCGATACGCGCATCGCGCCAATGTCGCCGAACCCTGCCACGCCCAGCGGAGAATCAAGTCGGGTGAACAGGCGGGACGCCTGAAGAATGGTCGCCTCCTGCACCGGGTCGGGGATGGCAGGCCACCCGTAGCGGGCGTACACGCGCACGGTCGGCTGGCCGCGCCACACCGGCCAGTAGCCGTCCTCATACGACCGGAGGCGGGTGAACGGCAGCGTCAGACCGTAAGTGACCGAGTTCACCGGCTCCGCAGCCCAGTCGATAGACAGCAGCGTCTTCGAGAACGTCCGGTCAAGGTCGTCATCCACCCGAACCTCAGTGACC